TTGGAACTCCTCAACTATCTAATCAACCATCTGTGTTTGGAACTCCTCAACTATCTAATCAACCATCTGTGTTTGGAACTCCTCAACCATCTAATCAACCATCTGTGTTTGGAACTCCTAATGCAAGTCATCAACAATGTGTCTTTGGGGATCCGCAAAAATCTACGTTTAAAACTCCACAAATAACTTTATCAGCTTCAATGTTTGTAAAACCACCACCTTTTTTATCAAGAACTAGTCAATAATATACATAATCAAAATGTAATTCATACTAAAATAGTATGAATTAAATAGTTGCTAATTACATTGTTTATTTAAAATAGAATTTCTATATATTAAAATGTATTCAGCAATAATTATAGAATTTCGAAGACATAATGCGCTATGCTATGTATTAAATAATTTTTTGAAAAACTTATCAAATGAATGGAATATTATCATTTTTCACGGAAATAAAAATCAAGATTTTGTACATGATATCGTAAACAAATCATTATCTCAATATCAATCAAGAATAACAATTATTCATTTACCATATGATAATATGTCTCCACAAGAATATTCCCAATTATTAATGAATAAAGATACAAGTATTATTTATGATAAAATCCAAACCGAAATGTTTCTTATTTTTCAAACAGATAGTGTAATAATTGAAGAAAATAAAGATTTTATAAACGAATTTTTGAATTATGATTATGTTGGTGCTCCTTGGTCATCTGACACTAATAACGTAGGTAATGGAGGCTTGTCATTGAGAAGAAAGAGTAAAATGATTGAAATTATAGAAAAAGAAGATGAATATAGGAGACAGTTACCGGAAGATGTGTTTTTTGCACAATCAACACAAACGCATCTTAATAAACCCTATCCGTATGAAGCATCCAAATTTTCAATTGAAAATTGGTTGGGTTGTGGTGTATCGTTTGGTTGTCATAAACCATGGACTTATTTACACGATTATTCTAATAAACACACAGAAATTGTTGAGTTATACGCATTGCAAAATTGTATTGATGAATTGTCTTAATAAAGTTAAGATGTTTACAAAAGTTAACAAGTGTTGTTAGCTTTTCATACAAAGCATGAATGTATTTGATTTAAATATAATATTTTAGTTAGAAAATAATACATGACATCTAAAACGAATATTGTTGTTTCAAGATATAATAAAAATACTGATTTTGTTTATAAACTAAATAATAATGATGTAAATATTTTGATTTACGATAAAGGAAATCCAAACAATTTATTTAATATTCCAGTAAATAAAGGCCAGGAAGCATCTGTATATTTAAAATACATTATAGATTATTATGATAAATTACCTACTTTTACATTTTTTATGCATGATGATGAATATGCGTGGCATCATTCTGGTTCTATAATTGATAAATATAATGAAGCTGTTATGAGTAATAAAATGTATTATAATGTTAATGATAGGTGTAATTGGAATGTACATGACTCAATTAAAGAATGGCATGGTGAAGCAGTATTTAATCATTTTATGTCATGGTATAATCAATATATTGAAGAATATATTCCTATTCTTACTGTTCCAAATACTACTGATTTTATATATGGATATAATGGATCTGCACAATTTTTAGTACATAAAGATTTAATAAAAAACTTTCCAAAATTTTTTTATATAAAATTATATGATTGGATTCTGACAACAAAGTTACCAAATTATTTTAGCAGTAGATATTTAGAATGGACATGGCATTTATTCTGGTTTATCTATCCTAATTATATAAAAAATAAGTAATTTTTGCATAACCATGATTTTATAGTCTTTTGATAAAAACGAAAAGAATAAACAAAATTCTTCAAATTCCAAGACATATTTAATATTTTTGTACTCTCATTTAAAAATTAACAATATTAAATAATAATAACATGAAAAATATAATAATATATTCACATATGGGTAAATTTTCAAACATAGATGGTGGTACAGTAGTTCAATATGAACTTGCAAGAATTTTGAAAGAAATCGACATAAATGTTAAAATATACTCATCTTTACATATTACAAACCAGATATTTAATGATTTTTACAATAATGACTTTCCAATAGATGACAATGTTGTTGTTATTTACTGTGAAGGTACTCAAGGTAATCCATTAAATGCTAAATACGTTGTTCGTTGGATGTTAAGTCCTTTAGGAACAAATGTACCTTTTTCGAGGTTATATACATGGAACAAAAATGAATTAGTATATTACTTTAATTCTGAATTGAAAATGTATGATGAACAAGAAAACCAAAAAAATCCATCTCTTTATAAGTTATTAAGATCTATTTATATACCTAAAATAGTTAAACAGACAATTTTTGATAAAAGAGATGGCGTATGTCACACTTTCCGAAAGGATCACTTTCATACAGAAGGATTTAAAATATTTCATCCATCAAATAGTTTTGAAATTACCAGGAATCATTCTATTGAAGAATGTATATCATATTTTAATACTTATGAAATATTTATATGTTATGACCCTTTAACATTTTATATAGTGATAGCTGCAATTTGTGGTTGTATACCAATTGTTTGTAAACTAAATGGATTAACAAAAAAACAATGGACAAAAACACAAGGTGTTACAGAATATCTAAAATACAAAGAATTAGATTATTTATATGGAATTGCTTACGGAGAAGAAGATCTACAATATGCAAAAGATACAATACATTTAGTAAGAGATCAATGGAATGATATTTTAGAATACAATAAACAGAAAACTATTATACCATTTCTAAAAGATATACAAAATTTTGAAACTTTGCAAAACACTATCGCAAATAATTATTAAAAATGACAATCAATAGATATACAGATTGGTCTACAAACCAATTTATACTTGTTAAAAATAATATATAAATAATGTCTAAAAATATATATATTTATTATAAATAATGTCTAAAACCCTTGTTATTATTCTATGTGAGACGCGTGCGAGCGAATTAACGTTTAATAATTTCAAAAAAAATGTTCTTGATGAATTAAATGCAGATTTATGTGTATGCATAGGTATTAAACCTGACTACGATTATAATAATCCATTTTATACAAATGCAAAATATAAATTTACATATGATGAACCAGATGATTTTGGAGACGCTTTTGAATATGCTTATAATATAATATCTCAAAAGAAATCAAAATATGAATGTTTTAAAAATACTAACGGTCTCTATGGGTTGTTAGAAACCCCAAAAAAATCTACAAACAATATTACCTTTTATGAAAATATGCATAATTTAGAAGAGTGTGATGAAGATACAATAGCAGTATATACAAATGAATTTTCGGATATTTTATGGATAAATCAGATTTATGGAATAAAATCTTGCCACTTTGATATTATAGTAACACAAGACAAAGTGAATACATATAGAAAGCATTTATACTGGCGTGAATTTTTGAAAATTAAACATCAGTTTTTAGGAGGTATTAAAGATAATTGTAATGAACATGCAGGATCTAGTGGAATATTATTATTTTTTAGATGGTTTTTATTAAAAAATCTTATAGATAATGATTTACTAAATAAATATGATAGGTTTATTATCACACGAAGTGATTTTATGTATCAAATGCCTCATCCAAAAGTAGAAATTATGCAAGAAAATTATATCTGGATACCAGATTGTGAACATTATGGAGGATATACAGATAGACATGTAGTATTATCTAAAAATAACATAGAGTCATATTTAAACATTCTAAACAATTTTGTAATTAGATCAAATGAATATTTTATGAAAATGAAACATAAAATGGATTGGAATCTTGAAAAGGTTATAAAATTTCATTTAGAGCAAAATAATGTCGATCATCTTGTAAAAGAATATCCATATATTATGTATTCTGTTAGAAATATAAATGGAAGTACAAGATGGGCTTCTGGAGATTATTCAAATAAATTTGGATATTATATAAAATATTCAACAGAGTACGATAAATCAACTTATTACAAAAAGAATTTTGAAAATTCAGGTATGTCTATTAATGAATTTTATAAAAATTTAGGATGTTTTTGATAAAAATTAAAATTCTTTGTATATTATAAAACGTATCATGAACTTTAAAGAATTTGCAAATAATTATAAAAGTATAAATCAAGGAAAATATCAAGGAAAATATCAAGTAAATAATGATACTCGTGATTGCGGTGATTATTCAAGTGGATTTGTATTAAATAACGCAGGTACAAATTGTATTTATCAATGTACGATGGATGGTTCTGATCCAAGAACAAAAGCAGATAATTCAAATTCAGGTGAAAAGTTTTTTGGATGGAATCAAATAGATGGAAAATATTATTGCGTTAGATATCAACCTAGGGAGTTAGGTTATGATCCTGAGTACCCAATTATGAACGATTCAGGTCCTGTATCTTATTGCGACGATCGTTGTAACTTTAACGCTACTCAGGAACAAATGGATGATTTAAGTGCAAAAGGTTATGTTTTTACAGGTAATAAATGTGGTTGGGATAATAATGATTGTTATGCATACTTGGCTGATACAACACCAGTTCCTAGAATAAATTATCAACAACCATATCCAAACTTTAACTCATATATATATCCAAATGGTAAGTGGCCCACAAACCAACCTCAAGGTCAGACTACATTATGCTTTAGAAACGCTTACGTAGATGGACTTCCCGAATATTATAAAAATATGGGCATTATAGATAACAAAGGCACTTGGGGTGATCCAAGATATAGATATTCACATCCGTATCCTGATGTAACAAATAATCCTGGTAAAGAAGTTTTTTGCGACAATGACACTCCCCAAGCAATCGGGCGAACGCAAATGCCTCCTTAATAGAATGAGCTTTCAACAGTTGAACATAAAATACATAAATTTTAAATATAATTATCTGTATTAAAATTCAACTTCATACATCATAATTGCTTTTTTAAAAATAAGTCAATATCTGTGTATGACAAATTCCTTGAATTCGATACGGACGTTCTGAAAAATAAAGCAAAAAATCTAGTTTTAGATTACATAACTTTTTTGCTATTTTTCTATTTTTCTTATGTATTTTCAGATAAGAAAAAATATGCCTGTTTTTAGGTTTCTTAGTAGATCATTATTTATAATTGTAATCATCAATGACATTATACATAATATTTGATATATTAAATCTAGTATATTCTGGAAGTGAACCATCGGGAATAAATGTAGCATTAATTTTGGTATAGCTTAACATTCCTTCATTCCTCTTAATTAACTGTCTATCCAAGTTAAAATAAGGATTCCAATTTTCAACTTGTTCTGTTGTAATAGATGTTTGTTTACATATTCCTTGTGAGATTAGAATAAGTTCGTTTTCTTCTTGAATTGTGCAAATATTCATAGGAATAACTAAAGTATTAATTGGCAATTCCAATTCAATAACATAACTATCGTATTCTGATTCAGAATATGGAATAGGATCTCCATTATCATCGCTTTGGTAAAGTGTTAAAGCAAATTGTTCTGCATTATCAATATCAGTAGAAACACTTGTTATCCCTGTGATATATAATGATAATTCCGAGCCTTTTGGAATATTTAATCCTCTATAGACTGTCATAGCAGATTGAACTGTATAATAGAGTTGTGATTTAATAAACACATGATCCATATATATTGTACATTTTTCTATTTCTTTGATATATTCTGACAATAATATCGGTGATTTACCAATAAATATAGAAAATGGACTTTCATTAATTGTTTCTGTATTACATAATTTATTTTCAAAAGTATTATATAAATATAACTCTCCTATCCAAAAATAATGATTTTCTTCATCGTGTAATAAACTGGCATGACGTATAAGCTTCAATCGAGGATACATTTTTTTTCTATAAATTGAATTGAGATAAGTATCTAAGTGATAAGAATACCAACGACACGTTATTGTTAATTCTAATTGTTGTTTTGGTTTTAATGTATAAAACCATTGTTTCATCTTTTCTATTTCAGACATTTTATATATATTAATATATAATTTGTCTGAAATTATTTTTTAATACGCCATGTATATATTCCGTTAACATTTGGTTTGCTTGTATACATATTTCCATCATTTCCAAGCATAATTTTATTATGACATTTATTTGCCGGATAAGGTGGACTTTTTCGAGTTGAAGAATTATATTTTGCTGTTGTTTGTCTTGTACAATCCTTCGCTTTTTTGGTAGAACTTTTCTTTTTTGGACTTTTTACTATTTCTTTACCTTTGGAACTATTTCTGTCAACACATCTGCCAGTATCAGGATTTATAATTTTACCTGCTGGACATTTAGATTTAGTACTAGATTTCTTCTTTCCACGTGCTAGTATTTCTTTACCTTTAGAACCATTTCGATCAACACATCTACCAGTATCAGGATTTATAATTTTACCTGCTGAACATTTAGATTTTTTAGTACTAGATTTCTTTTTGCCACGTGCTAATATTTCTTTACCTTTTACACCATTTCTGTCAACGCATCTACCAGTATCAGGATTTATAATTTTACCTGCTGGGCATTTTACCATTTATTATAATGAAATGATTAAAATAAATTTAAAAAAAATCTTTAATCATAATCAGTGAAAAAGACATTAAAATAATTAAAAACACTGTTGTTTTTAATTTAATAATATTTTTTGATCTTATAAATAAATGGATTATCAAAGTGTTTGTGATACTCTCAGAAAAACGTATAATATAAATTTTCTTGATCTAGATGAAAATAAAATTATAGGTCAAGAATTTGCCAAAGCAGCAGAGATATATAGAGATCGTAAAAAAGGAAACAAAGTTCTTATTGATCTTATATATAATCACTATAATGTGAAGAAACCTTTTCCAGCTTTTATAGGAGGACCGCAAACTCTTACTATGCACTGGAGTAATAGATGGAAAAAAATAATATATATATTTGGAGAACAACATTCAAATGAGATAGATTGCGAAAAAAGATTAAACACAAAAAAGTGGGTTCCAATCGAAGACTTTTTAGAAGATCTTATACTCAAGACAGATGTTTATTTAGATATTTACTTTGAATTTCCAGCAATTCAAAAATCAGAGAGAAGATATTACGATACTTTTAAACCTTTTCCGACTGATTCTAGGATGGATACACTTTTTCAACGTTTTAAAAAGTATGTGCAACCAGGTACAAAAAATGACGAAGATTTAGTAAGAGTTCATTATTTTGATTCTAGAGTTGAAGATGATCAAGGCGCACGGGTTGGTGTTTGTGATGTTAATTGGTTTGAAATAAAAACATTAGGTTTTATTCAATTGAATCTTGTTTATAATCTTAAAGAACTTGTAAGAGATAATCCTAGATTTCAGTCGATCTTAAAAAGCTTAGGATTAAAAGATGACAAACTTTTTATAGATTTTTGGATGAAGCAGTATAAAGAAAATAAATATAATGCTTCCGCCTTATTAAATTGTCCAGTTCAAGCAGAAATTTTAAAATTTATAGAAGATGAACTTAGATTAGAATTGAAAAGTGATGATTTTGTAAAATTAAGAAATATGCTAATTAAATATATACCTTATATTCTATCAGATACACTTGAAGATGATAGCATTGTGGAATTCTTTGATTTTATAATTAAAAGTATTAATGTACCTAAGGCTTTCATAGCAGATGTTTATACCCTTGCAAGCATATTTAAAGATTTTGAAAACGTTACAAAACAACCAAGTCAGCAAAACTCAGTTATTATATACGGTGGAAATGCCCATTCTGAAATATACCGAAAATTTCTAACATACATGTACTTTGAAGAGCTTATAATTGAAGGAAAACCATCCACTGAAAATGAAAAAGCTACGTGTGTTGACATGAAAAAATTGGAAAAACCTTTTTTTTCAAACTGGTTAGGTTATAAAAGTAAGCCTTTTGTTTCCGACTTGAAAGCGTCAGACTTCGGTTGCACATTACCGAAAGCAGACAAAATTCACAAAGGCGAAGAAGGGCAACGACAGCTCATATTGCTCGATACTTTAAAAATGTTTGAAGAAAATGACGCGCAATATCATCAGCTCGCATTTGAGAATCTTTCGCGATGGGCTTCCGAAGCTGTGCAACAATCGCCAATAAGACAGTGTGTAGTGATAGTAAAGCCCGGAGATTGGGGTGAGGTTACTCTTGATATGACTAAAAAATACGGTGTTTGTTTTGCGTCACTTAACATGGCGAACGCATATGGACCAGGTGGTGGATATACGGATGGAATGGTCGCTCAGGAGGAAAACATGTTCAGGCGCACAGATTGCCATTTTGCAATCGTGCGTAAAAATTTCATGCGGTTAGATAAATCAGAGCAGTACACAAGTCAACAATCTGATCTGATAAATGGAGTAAACGGTCGCGTATATCTTGATATTGATCATCCACGAGTGTGCATTCGCGGGCCAGAAAAACGCGGCTTACGTAATCTTGGGTATGACTGGCTTTCGGACGATAATATTTTTCCTTTCTACGAGCTGCGATCTGCTGCAGTAGACTTACGGTCTGGAGAAGCATACAATCACAACGAGACTCGAAAGCGAGTAGCCGCACAGCTCGACACTCTCATCGAAGCTGGAGTACGCCATGTGGTGCTTTCTGCATTTGGATGTGGAGCATTCATGAATCCTGCAAATTACGTTGCTAGTGCATATCACGAAGCACTAAAGGAAAGGAAGATGCACTTTGACGTTGTTGCCTTCGGGATTTTTAACGCAGGATACGGACCAAATAATTTTGCAGCGTTTGAGGAAGAGTTTAGGAGTTGGAAAGTTTAGTAGTAGAGATTACGCAATTTCTAAAACACATCTCTTTCCAGCAAAGTACTTTGATCATTATTTTTTGTTGTTTATTACTACGAGACTCTCTATTACTACCTTGACATACTGACACTGAATATGATTTATAAATAAATCATATATTTTTAGAAAAAATAATAAAAACATTAGAAAATCATATTGATAAGAATACTTTTTCAAGATTGTCGGTTAAAATAAATATTACACAATTTAATCTGTTGTGAATAAAAAGTCTGAATCGTCTATCTTTTCTACTTTATTATAACCAAGAGACAAAATATTCTGAATTATTTGCTGCTGTGTGGTTTTCATATTTTCATATTTTCTTTTGTCATCATTCCATATTTCGATTAATAAATCTGGAAGATCTTTTTTAAGAGTTTGTTCTGCTCCAATTAAAAATTTATCTTCCATACCCTCTATATCTACAAGCATTAAATCTATTTTATCCAGTTTTATACTGTCTAGAGGAAAAGAAAAAATTCCTAGATTTTCTAATTTTGCGATAGAAGAACTCCTTTCACCTGTAACAAGATCGTTACTTGTAAATACATGCATTCCACCATTATTGTTCTTTAGACGATCATTATTATCATCCATAAAAAAAACATTTTCATGTTTATCTCCTAAAGCGATATTATGTATCTCAACATTTGTTAAGTTGTTAATCTCTAAATTTTTCTTTAAATGATCAAAAGTCTTTGGAAATGGTTCAAACGCTGTCACGTGAGAAGAAATCGTTGACATTGGAAGTGTTATAGTTCCAATGTGAGCTCCTACATTTACAAAATGACCTTTTTGTTTCATACGAGATTTTAAAAGTTTAAGTATTGTAGGAGACCATTGTTTACCATTTAAAAGTGTTTTTTGAATCACATCTTCTTTATTACGTATTTCATATGAAATACCTTCAATTTTTACACATTCTACCATATTTATATTTGATAAAAATAACTTTAGATTAATATTGACACAAGTAAAACCTTAAAATATTTAATATTCATTTTCGATTTGTACTTACGTATGTGGAACAAAATTTCAATGTGTATATTATAAATATACACATTAATCGACTAATCACCAAGATACAAATTTAATTTAACCCTTAATCATCTTGCGGTGAAGACGAATGACTGACAACTTGTTCCACTTTTTACCTCTTTTGGTAATTCCTTCACTGTTGAGTTGTTGAGCCAATTTAGCTGATGATTCGTATCCATTGTTGATTATCCGGTCAACAACAGCCATCTCGTCTGGATGATCAACAACAGTCTTTCGTAGAGTCATTCCGTCGTCTCGCAAAAGTCTATGATATTTTTTGCCGTAGGGTAAACCACCAACTCGTTCATCACCTCGTTCTCGCTTTTTCTTGTAAGCTAGCTTTACTCGCTCTCCCAAAATAACAGCCTCTCGTTGAGCATCTAGAACCGCTTGCAAGAAATCAAGCTTCTTTTCTGAATACGTGAGATTTTCTTGGTGCGAATAGAGAATAACTCCTCGATCGTTAAGTTCCTCAATCCACGCTAGATACTTTATGATATTGCGGGAAAGCCGATCTACTCGCCATACAAAAATACCATCTCCTGGTAATGCCGATTCGCCTATAATGCGGAGTGTTTTTGGAATGTTACGAAAGGCACTTTGAGAAATTGAGTAAACCTTGATTCTTTCAAAATTCGTTTTTGCAACAGCGGCCGTCCTCAATTCTGAAGCTTGAGCTTCAAGTGAAACATTCACTGAAGTGGCTTGATCTGGTGTGCTTACACGACAAAAAAGGTAAGCAGTATGAATATTCTTGTCTTTCAAGTACTTTGAAATCGCAGAGTCACAATTACAGTCTTCGTCGTTTACCCATTCCTTCTTTCGAAGGCCTTTCCATGCTACTTGAAACTGCCATATTCCATTTTCTGTAATTCGGTGACCAAACACTCCACTTATTTCGCATTGGACTACGTCTGTCATAGTTTCTTCTACTGGTTCAACAGTTGACGAAAGCTGCAGACGTTCCATGTACGCCTGCATCTCAGCCAACATATTCTCTGGGACTTCCATTTTAACCTTCTTAGTTTTAGTTGCTAATCTCGGCATGTTTCTTACTTTTTCATTAAACTTGTCTTAAAAAATCATTTATATTTCTAATCATCTGTGGAAGAAGGAGTTTCTTTTAATATGGTTTGTAATAATGTTTCTTTCTTTTTCGAGTAATTTTTAAACTCTTAAAAAGTTCTGAAATAGAACAGTTTTCAAGATCAATGTACGTATCTATCTCTGCATCACACATTTTTTCTGTTTTTCCAACTGCACCACATTTAATACAAGTAGGTAAATCTCCTTCGTACTTTTCAAACAACGCGTGTGAATAACACTGAGTGCATTTCACATATATTAAACTCTTCATAGATGATTTTATCTAAAATGAAATAGATAAAATTTCATTTTTATTATTCTACTAGAAATTTAATCATTAACTTGATAAAAAAAAATTATTTTAATAATATTATTATAAATGAGAGATGAATGCTGGAAAAAATCAACAACTAGCACTCTTATTCCATATTACATTAATTTAGAAACAGGTGAAACCCAATGGGGTGAACCAATAGGTTTAAAAGGCTGGGAAAAACACACAAGTAATAATAAAAAACCTGGAAAAACTTATTACAGGCATTTACCTTCGTTATTTACTCAGTGGAAAGAGCCTGTTGAAATTACAGATACAGACATTCTTCCTGAGAACTGGGAAGAACAAAAAAGTAAATGCGGAAATGTTTACTACATAAATAACAAAGAAAAAATTACTGATTGGAAGAGACCTTCTTTTGAACCAAATAATATTATTTTATTTGATAGAATAATTGGAGGAGCTTCAAATTATCCAGTTTGGAATGGTACTTTAAGTGGTAAACCAGTTATATATAAAGTTATGTCTGAATACGAATATAACATGTTAATGAAAGCACAAGGTATTGGAGTTGTGCGATTACTTTACAAAACTGAAAATTATAAATTACCAGAGAAAATAGAGTTCGAGCTCCCTATTGAGTCCAATAAAGTAGGAATATTAGTAGCTATGGAAAAACTAAATACTATAGAATTACACCCGGTCTATTTTCAAGGTTTAGGAAGAGGTAAATTTTATATGCATTCTTTTGATTCTAATATTTTACGACAGTTACTAAATGCTATAGTCGAACTAAATAATAAAGGTATATTATGGGCAGATTTAAAACAACAAAACCTTGGATTAGATAAAGATGGTCAATTGAGAATATTTGATTTTAATGTGTCTAGTACTATTCGTCGTATGGAGAAAGTTGCTTATACGAGTACTGATATATATTCAATTGGTAAATATTATACAATACCATCAAACAAACATTTTGACATTCTTGCTTATGGAAAGTTATTATACAACATAATAACTCAAAGCTTTTCTTTTTATCCTGGCTGGCATTACAACCTTGAGCAGGAATACTTAAAAGCGATTGATATGATACAAGATATAGATCCAATTTCTAAAAATGCGTTACAAAAATGTTTTATGCTTAACGGCGAAAGCGAAAATTTAGATAATGACTTGTCGGAAGCTATAAAAGCATTATATCGTATGCTTACCAACGGGCCACGCGCGCGTGGCCCGCCTGTCGTAGTTGATTAATTAAGTAAAAGTTGACGATAAATGAGTTTAAGGCTAACAACTGTTGCTCTTATTCGTATGAATTAGTAAGAACATTCTTTTTTAAAAATAAAAGAATATTTAATTCGTAAGTTTTTTAATCAGAA